ATGGGTGTGACAGTGGTGTGCCACACCGATTTCTCTTGACAGTCGAGCGGTCACTTAATAGCTTTTAGATATGAACAGCGTTAAACAAGGCCGAGTATGTTCCTTTTGGTTAGGGGTTAAAGAACTTGCGGTTGTTGAGAGACATCGCAAAACACGCGGTTTTCAGTCGTGGGGAGCAGCCTTACGGGACATCTTAAATGGAGTGTCGCAAAAATCGACCACAAACGACGGCAAGGAGGCATGCTATGTCGAAACGCAGTGAACCCGAGAATCCTTGGGATAGGCGCAGGGAAGAAAGTGATCCGGCATGGGAGGCTTTCGTTTTGTATCGCACTATGAGCCCGGGAGAGCGCAGTCAACGCAGAGTGGCCGACAAGGTGGGGAAGAATGAGAATCTGATAGGCCGATGGAGTTCGCGGCACGATTGGGTCAACCGTTGCTTCGAATGGGATAAGCATGTTGACTACCAAACCCGTACCGCAGAAATCGAAGCCGTTAAGGAGATGCGAAAGCGGCACATCAACATGGCGGGTGGTTTTTTCGCAGTCGTCGGGGTGGAGCTTAACAAGCTGCTTAGGATTGTCCGCGAAGCGAGCGACCTTGTTTTGACGCCGGACCAATTACAGCGGCTCGGGGAATTCGCTACTCGCCTTGAACGTCTGAACCACAACGAGCCGGACAACATCTTTGAGCAGCGGTCTACAGTCACTTTGGATGATAGGCGGGAATTCATTCAGAAGGTGCTCAAGGATGACGACTTCTTGAATCAGCTTGAACGGCTAGAAGAACAATTTTTGCCGAAACTAGAGGAAGAGGTGAATTAACCGAAAAATCGCGTTTTTGGCAAAATCCGCATTTTGGGCGAAAACGACGGGAAGGCAAAAAAATGAGTAAATTATCGACCAGCACCAAAATGGAGGATTCGTGGCGGTGGCGAATCGATACCTACGCCCACCATGTAAGCAAGGGTAGGTGGTGGCCGTATGCCTGGATTGTGTACGTGTTGCGAATCATTCAAGCTGCGGTCTTAAAGGGTGGCGCTCGAATTATTTTTAATGCCCCGCCTCGCCACGGCAAAAGTGAGGGTGTGTCGCACTGGCTACCGACCTGGTTTCTTGACCATTTTCCCGACAAGCGAGTTATCCTGGGTTCGCACGGCGACGATTTGGCATCCGATTGGGGGCTGAAGGTTCGGGACAAATTTACTTCTGATTTTGATACCTGGACACGTCTGCGGAAAGACAAGCGCAGAATCGATAACTGGACGACGGTCCAGGGTGGTGGGATGCGGTCGATGGGGGTTGGTGGGTCGATTACTGGTAGGGGCGGCGATTTGATTGTTGTGGATGATGCCCATAAAGATTGGGCCGAAGCAATGTCGTTTGGTGCCAGGAAGAGAATTACCGGCTGGTTCAATGCGACCTTGTACCCACGGCTTGAACCAGGCGGCTCGATTATTGTGATGCAGACTCGGTGGCACGAAGATGACTTGTCCGGTTATTTATTTCGTGAGCACTCGGACAATTGGGTCTTGATTCGCCTACCTGCAATTGCGGAAGAGGAAGACCTGCTCGGGCGTAGTCCAGGGGACGCCCTATGCCCAGAACGATTCAGCCGAGAACAGCTTGACCAGATTCAGGAGGCGATGGGTACACAGCTTTTCGCCGGGCTGTACCAGCAGAGGCCGGCGCCATTAGAGGGAAATTTAGTTAGGCGGGATTGGTTCAGAAGGTATGAAGACCTCCCCGAAACATTCGATTGTGTAATCCAATCTTGGGATATGAATTTCAAGGCAACCGATGGGGGTTCTTTTGTTGTGGGCCAGGTTTGGGGAAGGTCAAGCGGGAAGTTTTTTCTGCTTGACCAGGTAAGGGGCCGTTGGTCGTTTGTCGAGACTCAACGGCACATGAGGCTACTTAGCGTTCGTTGGCCGGAAGCGCGTGAAAAATATGTAGAAGAGGCGGCAAATGGGCCAGCGATAATTTCTTCACTGACCGACGAAATTCCTGGCATCATACCGATTAGGGTCAAAAACTCGAAAGGGGCCAGGCTGGCGGCAGTATCAGGATTTATCGAATCCGGTAACGTCTACCTTCCAAAGGATTCCTTAGAGGCGGAGAATTTAATCGAGGAAGTCTGTACTTTCCCCTACGGAATGAATGATGACCAGGTGGACGCTATGACCCAAGCGTTGGATAAGCTGTATTCGGGTGGGTTTAATTTTAATTTGTCAATCTCCGATGCTGGTGTAAGATCGAACCCGTGGAACTTTAGCTGAAAAGAGGAAACATGCCTAACGGAATAGAACTAGATTTATCAGTGATCGGCACGTCAGGCTTGAAGGAGTCGGGAGGGTATATTGAAGAGGAATTCAACAAGCTCCTTAAAGGACGGCGTGGGCCAGCACTTTACCGGGAGATGGCTGATAATTCTTCAACCATCGGAGCGATCAGATACATCATCAAAGCTCTGGTCCGTCAGGTAGAGTTTAGAATAGAGCCCTCCGACGAAAACAACCCACAGGCTGTACGGTGGGCTGAATTTGTGGATGAGTGTTTGGCCGATATGTCAATCACTTTTGAAGACCTCATCTCCGAGGTGCTGTCATTTTTGGACTTCGGGTGGGCCTACTTTGAAATCCTTTACAGAATACGCAGGGGGGACACTGAAGATCCTACCACCCGAAGCAAGCACAGCGACGGGCTTATAGGGTGGAGGAAGTTGGCCAGCCGAGCGCAGGAGTCACTGGATCACTGGGAATTTGACCAGGACGGTGGACTACGTGGAATGTGGCAGTTTGACGATTCTGGGCGCAGTACGGGTCTTATTTTCTTGCCTATAGAAAAGGCACTTTTATTTAGAACCGAAACGACCAAGGACAACCCAGAGGGCCGTAGCATTTATCGCAATGCGGTGGTGGATTACTATTTTCTCAAGCGCATCTCCGAGATAGAGGCCATAGGGATTGAACGCGATATGACCGGGCTTTTGACTATGGAGGTGCCCGCAGAGCTGTTGGTCAAGAATCCCACCCCCGAAAGCATGGCCACCTTGAGGGCCTTGGAAAAAATGCTTGGCGAGCTGAAGCGGGACGAGCGTGAATTTGCCATCATCCCGGCCGAGACAGATAGGAATGGAAATTTTACCGGGTACAAGCTGAAATTGCTGAACTCCGGTGGGTCGAGGCAAATTGATACAAACGGTGTCAAACTGTACTACAAGCAAAGCATCCTTCAGTCCGTAGTAGCACAGTTTCTTCAGCTCGGGATGGCCAATGTTGGGTCGTTTGCTTTGGCTAGTTCGCAGACAAATCTGTTTGCGGTGGCCCTGGTAAATTTTGTGGACACCATCTGCGCCGTCCTTAATGGGTTCGGAATCCAACGGCTGATGAAATTGAACGGGGTGTCGCAGGAGTTGTGGCCTTCTATCGTTCACGGTGACCTCGAAACACCGCCTCTTTCTGAGATTGGGGCCTACATCTCGGCGCTGGCCGCGGCCGGTCAGCTACCCGAGAGCGAGGCTATCAAAAAGAAGTTGTTGGAATACGGAGGACTGCCAATTCCAGAAAATGATGCTGATGCCGTCGGGATGGATGAACCGGGAGAGGAAGTACTGGAGCGCATGGTCAAGCGGCGAGTGCGAAAAATCCCCATGAAGGGAATTGGCATACCGGCAGTGAAGGGCTGATTATGGGGCTTGTCCGCACTTCCAGGCGAAGACGGCATCCATCTTGGGCAGGGCCCTGGCCTCGGAATAAGGAACTCAAGATAGCTTGGGAAATAGCGGCTCGGCATCAGGCAGGGTTCACTAGGGCTTTTCTTTCCGCAATGCGTTCAGTTCTGGATACCGAAACGAGGAAAGACTTTCTTCAGGCGTACCGTACGGGGGTGGTAGAAGAGGTCATGGCCGTGCTGCCGTTCTACTCCAAAGACGAATTGGCGCGAGGCTTTGAACTGCCCCCGGGATGGCGAAGGTTTCGGGACCAAATAGAAAGAGCCTATGCCAAAGTGATTCAGGACGCCGGCACAGTTGAAATGGCGCGTCTTAAGAAGGACTTCGGTGTAACTATCGAATTCAGCTTGGCCGAAGAAAAGGTAAAAAAGGCGTTTACTGCCGATGGTCGATTTATTCCCACGGTGCCCGTCAACCCGTACTCTCAAAAGTGGATAAACGAGCGGTCCCTTGAGCTGATAACACAAGGACTTAACGAAACGCAGCGAGAAACCGTTCGTAGGCTTTTGGCAGAGCAATTTGCTAAAGGCGCCCGAGCAGAGCAAGCCTATGAAGCCGTTGCGGATTCGATTGGTTTAACAGACCGCTACACTCAAGCAGTAGAAAACCGTCGCCAGTTGCATATAGACGCTGGGTTCCCTATCGCGGAGGCCAATCGTTTGACTTCACTTTATGCGGCAACCCTTCTGGCGAGTCGGGCGCAAACTATCGCCAGGACTGAAACGATTGCCGCGATGTCACAGGGGCGTAATGCGGCGTGGGAAATGGCAATGGATGCGGGGCAACTTCCTTTGGATGTAGAGCGTATGTGGATTACAGGCCCAGAAACCGCAGATCCTAACGCACCTTGTAAAGTATGCCGTCCTCTAGATGGGGTTCGGGCAAAGGTAGGGGCCGAGTACATTCCCGGGGTAAAAATGCCCCCTGCACATCCACGTTGCAGATGCACCGAAGCTCTGGTAAGATCAACTACTAGGTGAAGGAGAAACAGATGCCGAGCAAAGATGTTTGGGATGTCGCAAAAGAAAGATTACCGGGATGGGTTTATGCAGCCGTCCTACAAAAAGCGCGGCAGCTTAATGCTTCTGTTATTGTTGAGAAGCTATCCGATGGCGATATGAGTGATGGGGCTATAGAGAAGTTGACCGATGATGAGCTGGCAAGCTCACTGATTCGGCTTAATCAGCGCCACGTAAGACGCCGGCAAAGAGGGGCTTCTGCTGACGGTCTTTTGGGTCCCGCTTCTCGTATTGTGGACGAGCTTAAACGCCGGGGTGTCAAGATGAATGGCGGTTTAGAGATTGTTACAGCGTGTCAGGGATACAGCCGAGATAAGGAAAAGATATTCAAGGCTGTTCCAAGTAAAGACACAGACACGTCGGACAAAAGAGAAGCGCAGCGCGTAAGGGCTAAGAAGTACGGTATCTCTATTCAGGAATCCGGTTCCAATTTGTCTTATCCTGCGGGCAGTCCCACAGTGGAATCCTTGTACGGCGATCCTGTCAATCTTCGCTATCCATTGGGGCGTGAAGATAACCGTCCAGATTTGGGAAGGCTGCGGAACGCCTTGGCGCGGTTCAAGCAGTTCGGGATAGAGGGGTACACAGATTCGGCCAGCCGCGCAATCGTTTTCGAGCGGATCGTAAGGGCGGCGCTGACAGAGGGGGTCAATGTGGGCTATAGCCCCGACGACCCCATCGACGCCCTTCTTCCGGCCGGCCTGGTAAGCCAACTGGTAGAGAAGTCAAAAGAAGGACCCGCATATGTGAGAATCTCTAAGGCAATGCCGCTGAAGCGTATTGTTTATGGGGTGGTGCTTGACCCGTATGGTCCCAATGGGGCAAAGGCCGATGCTCATAACGACTACATCTCGCCGGCAACAATTGAAGAAACGGCCCATGCCTTTATGAGGGGGCAGCGGACAATTGGGTTTCAGCACGCGAGCGAGGCCGACGCTGTGTTGATAGAAAGCAGTATTGAGCAGTACCCTCCCGGTGAGTATGTAAGGGCCATGAAAGGGCTTTCACATAAGGTCTACCGTAGGCCATTCGGTGATGATATTGTTCATTCCGGTAGTTGGATTGTAGGAGTGCAGCTCGGGGAGAAAGAGTGGGATGCTTTTGAGAAGAACGAAATCAACGCCTTTTCTCCCGGTGGTTTAGGAATCCGTAGACCCATCACCGAGGACGAAATGCCCGAGGTCGAATTTATTGATCTTGTCAACGGGAGGTGAATAGTGGTAGAAAAGAAATTGGATGAGCTTTCCAACCTGATAACGGTTGAGTTAAGCCTGGTCAATAAAGGGGCCAATGAGAAGAAAAGGTTTC